GCCAGCCATGACGCCCTCTGAGCTCTGCCAGATCCTCGACGACATGCAAATCACCACCCGGGACGCTGCTGCTGAGCTGGGGATCCACGAGGTAAGCCTCCAGCAATACTGCAACGGGGTCCGCTACCCCAGCCATGGTGGTGGCGTCATCGCCGTAGTCCCGAAGCTGGTGGCCAACGCCGTTCTCTCGATGCACCGGCGCCACTGCGGCTGCTCCGACTGACTTATTGCACCGCACCATTTATACCCCACCAGCATAGCGCTGAGTGGGGTTTTTTTTCGTCTGGTGGAGGAAGTGGAGGTGGAGGGGGGTCGCCACAAGAGTTTTTCCTATGTATACCTGCCCACATACTAAGTCCCAGTCATCCTCCACCTCTTCCACTCTTAACTAAAAATAATTATATGTTGTTGAAAATACTCGTAAAAATGGGGTGGAGGATGATATGGAATATATGGTGGAAGAGGTGGAGGATGCAATTACTGACCGAAAATTCGCACGCTAATTCCAATCCAGCGGTTATTTTTATTCGTTCTATGCTTTATAAAACCTCTATCGATCATTTTCCTCGCAAATTGCTGCATTGTTAGCCAACGAACGTGTCCGTTATTTTTTGCCCATTCCTTGTACGAGTGGTACAAATTCGACGACGGGGTCTCCCGGGAGGGGTCTGTTGCATCGCAGCATTCGTCCAGCCAATTCCCAAAATCGTCCATCTCCTCACGGTAGGATTCGGTAGCTTCAGCGACCGCTAGGGGCACGTCGCTGAGCCCGACCTGCTGCCATCGGAGGCACCCTTGGACCATCCAAGCAAGGATGTCTTCGGCCTCCGCCTTGAGTTTCAGCATGAGCGTTTTGTCCTGCTCCGACTTGCTGAAGGTCCGGGTGAAGGGTATCAGCCTGACCCGGGACCACACCCCGATGTCGGTGCCGCGGATGATCGGCTTATGATTGCCGGCGACAAACAGCTTGAACTGGGGCATGAACGAGAACTGCTTGCCATAGATCTGCCGGGTGGAAATGCTGTCCCCGCCTGTCAGCGCCTTGAGAAGCCCCTCGGCCATTGCTGCCTCGTCGTTGGTCTCGGTGCTGAAAGCCAGCCTGAGCCCCACGAGGGCGGCCACATCGGGCGCAGCGGACCCAGCGCTGCGCCGCATGCCCATGAGTGTCTCAATCCCCACTGGCGCCGCGTATTCCGCCAGCAGATGGCGCATGAACTCGGTAAAGGTTCCCTTGCCGTTCCGTCCCCGGCCGTACGCGAAGCAGAAGAACTGCTCCCGCACGTCCCCAGTAAGCACATATCCACACCAGCGCTGAATCCAGTCGATGAGCTCCCGGTTGCCGCCGAAGACCTGATCCAGAAACCGCAGCCAGCGGTGACAGCCGGCAGGATCCCCGACCCCGGCAACCCCCAGCGTCTTGGTCGCCAGATCCCCGCGGGTTGCCGGCCGCACTACGCCGGTGGTCAGGTCAATCACCCTCCGCCCGCAGTCGAGCCCAACCAGCATGGGATTATTGTCGATCAGTCCGGTGCCGATCCGCATCTGGTGCATGCTGGATAGGATGGCCACCGACGCCTTTCCGACGCGCAGCTCCTGCGTCTTGCGTGCCCACTTGACGTAGCTGTCCGCCTCGTGGATGTTCCCGGCGCCCTCGGCGTAGATGCCAGCGTACAGCCCGTTGGCTAGATTTGTCGGTATCGCCCCGTCGGTATCCCACGTCCAAGCATCGTTCGCCCAGACCAACCACGCCTTGGCATCGGTCACATAGCGCAGATCCTGCCCATGCTGGTCATAGAGCCTCAACGCGTTCCCATGCTCCGTCAGTGGGCGTGTCTGTGCGGTGCCGTCCCGGGCATCACGCATGCCCTGTGGTAGCGCCGGCTCACGCATGGGGATGACGGGTAATCCTTGCGCTACAGTGTGGGCCGGCGGCACTGCTATCGCAGCCCCACCCGCAAACGCCTGCGCCGCCGTCGGCAGCCCCGGGCGCCATCCGCGTGGGATGTAGCTGCGCATGGTCACCGCTACCCGGCGCCCGCGGCCGAACGTGCGCCACTCGCGCTCGCAGGCCTCCGGCCCATCGTATTTTGGCCAGCGCGACGACCAGTCGGTCCAGACCTGCAGCCCGTAGAGGTCACCCTCAGTCTCATGGTGCAGCGCCATACCTAGGCGGATCCATGGCCCGCGGTCACCCATCGACGCGGGCGGCACCATAGCCAGCAGCGCGTCGATCGCCTCGTCGTCCAGCCCCAGCGGATCCGGCGCCGGGCCATCCATGCCACCCTCGCGCCCGGTGTATCGCAGCATCCAGTCCGGCACGGCTGCGAACTCGCCGTCGGTCACCGCCCCGCCGTGTGCTGGCCACCAGATGATGTATCCGCCGTCACCCTTGAGATCCACCCCGGGTCCGACGGTGTTGTTGTTGGTCACACAGTACGCCCCGGGTGGTGCGCGGTACAGGTGATGTGCCCCGCCGCGTGATGTGTGATGCACCCGGGTGGGGGGCAGTGCCAGACTGGCAGCGGCCAGCGCTCGCCCACCGTCCTTGTCCTCCTCCGGCCTAACGTCGAGATCGACCACCCATAGTCCGGTCGCGCCGCCGGTTGGCACCGCAATCAGTGCGTTGGGCCACTGCGACCACCAGCCTGCCGCGTTGGCTGCCGCATCCGCAGCCGTCAGCGTGCGCCATCCAGATACGAGTGGTCGCTTGTCGAGGCGCACCCCGTCGGCGTCAACGCCCGCATCGCGTGGGTAGCATGGGAATACTGGGTAACCGGCGCCGGCTAGTGCTCGTGCATACTCGAGTGCGGCGCTCATGCTGTGCGTCCGTCAAAACGATGCCTGCGCGCCTTATCTGCTGCCCATGAGACATAGGGGAGCTCACGAGTTGTAAGGTTGCATACATGCTTCATTTCGCGGGGGTCACCGAATACAACCCGCATGCCTGTGGCGACATCTTGCGCATCAGCAAGTGCAACCATGTGTTTGGTGCCGCAACTACGGGCCTGCACAGACACCCAAAATCGATCTATTATTGTGTTGCACCAGAAATCTGTTGGATCGACAAGCAGCGTCGGGTTCCGCCAACCGTCTGGCGGCTCTGGAATATCCCCTTCATCCTTGTCGGTAAAAATTACTGTACACAGGGTATTGGTTTGCAATAGCACAATAGCGTCGGTGGTGCGCTGACATGGTGGTGTCCATTTGTCATCTATCTCGACGAACAAAATCGGGCTGCGGCGTACGTCGTGATTTCCCGGTTCGTCGATGTCAACAAATCTGTAGGACAAATCAGGTGGTGTCAGTGCAATCGCATCGCACGCCGGCTTTACCTCGACGAACTGGTTGCAGTCCGGCAACCAGAAGTCCGGTAGATAACGCTGCCCGTCAGACAGCGTGTAGCCTTCCTGCTCATACGCCCAGCGTATTTTGCACAGGTCGAAGTAATACGCCCAGCGCGCCTCTAACCGGCTGCGGAACTTATAGCCGTTGTATTCTGTTTCAATAGGGGTGTATCCGCCCGTGGCGGCAGGTGTGGTGGTCATGATCCGGTTCCTAGAGTTGAGTGAGTAAATGTCGGCGGCAAACGCTGGAACGGCGATGCCCTTGCGCGGGCTCCCCCGACCGACGCCGGTAATATATCACGTCCCGGTTATACTCTCGGCCGCCAGCACCCGCAGTTCCGCCGGTGCCCGTAGCGCGTGTGGATCCCGCAGCGCCAGACCCTGCGCGATGACAGGCAGCACGTGGTTGGCGACAGCTGCGCGCATAATATCGCGCCTCAGGCATACGACCGTTCCGAACATTTCTGACACCAGCGCCGGGCTGCATCCAGCAGCTAGTGCGATGTCATTGCGTGTCACGCGCGTATAGCCCGTAGTCACCGACAGCCGCACCGCAGCCGCCAGTATCTCGTCATGCCGCGCGCGACGGCTCATGCGGGTGCGGGTCACTTGGTAGTCTCCAGCGCCGTAAGGCGGCGGGCACATGTGGCCAGTGCTTCGGCCTGAGAGTCGAGGCGCTCATGCGTGGTGATGTTGGCCTGCAATTTTTTGATGGCTGCTGTCTGTTTCTCCGCTTGCGTCTTCAGTGCGGCGATCCATTTGTCGTTCTGCGCAATACCCCCTGCCGTGGCATGCAGACCAACACGCAACGCTTCAATGGCGGCTTTGATTTCTTTCTTCTTCATTTCGCATTCTCCCCCGGATATTCGAGCTCGAGCATCAGCTGCAGCTCGTGGATGGCCTTGCGCAGATCCTGAGCACCGGCCTTGGACTTGTACCGGCAGACGCGTTTTATAACGCAGCCGGGTAAAAACCCGATGTTGTTACGGGTGATGAATTCGACCGGCTGTATGACCATGTCCTTGTAGTGGCTGCCAGCGACCTGCGTGTCGAGTGCGCTGGGTGCGGGTGCTGGTCGGGTGTGCCGACTGCTGGGGCACATCGGCTCATATCCACATGTCTGGCACGCGTGCGCACGCTCTACCTCGTCACGGTGTTGCACGAGCGGGTCGCTCGTGCATGGTTTCATTGTTGCCCATGGTGGGCACACTGTCCCACATTCCAAGCAATTAGCCGTTGTGGATGGCATCGTCACCTCGGCGCCAGCGAGTGCCTTGCAGCGGTGCGTCCAGTGATCGTATTTGTTCATTGCTTCGTCACTCCTTCAGTGGGTGCCGTGATCAGCGTGAGCAGCTGTCTGGCTTGGTTAATAATTTCCGGCAGGCTGCCGACCATCAGGTGACCGTCCGGCGTGATCAGCACGCAGTAACCATCCACCATGGCTTCCTCGATCGTGTTCATCGCATCGTTGCGAGTCATATCACATCCTCCGGGTCACACGTCAGCAGAGCCTTGCCGCCCAGCGAGGCCACCAGATCGCGCCACCGCCCCTGCGCAGCCGGTGCGCGCCGCACCTCGGCCGCCCCGGCCTTTGCCTCGACGGAGACGAACAGCCCCAGCACCCTACCCACATGCTCCGGGCCGATCAGCACCGGAGCAATGCCAATGAGGTCGGCACTGGCAAACTGCTCGTGCTGCGCCTTGCTGTCGTTGGCTAACCCAAAGCGCACCGGGCGGCCATTACGGTCTGGCAGGACGCCGACGTTGTTGCGGAATAGGCGCCATCCCAGCTGCGAGGCTCGGATGCGGATGGCGTTCTGGACGTCAGTCTCCGTCATGGTTAATCCCCAGAGCACCTTCGATCCCGGCGAGCGCAGCCTCTTGCTTCGGTGACAGCGCAATGCGACTTGCCACGCTTGGTAGGAACTCAAAGCGCTCCCAGCTAGACAGGTCGCTGCCGACTGCCTCGGCCAATATCAAATCCACGCGTTCTGCAGGTGTCATATTACAATCCTCCCCATAAGTTCCGTCGCCTCGCGTGCTCCCAACATCTGGGCTGCGGCGACGTCTGTCCCAAATGTCATATAGAATAACCTCTGCGCCTCGCTGAGCGTCAGCCCCGCCGCCGTGCGCGCACCTCCCCACAGAGCCATGTGTTCCCGCAGCAGAGCCTGTGCTGCCAGCCGCTCCCGGTGACGCTTGCGCAGCGCGCCCTCGACCGCAGGCTCGGCGTTGTACGGTATGCGCAGCTCCTCGCTGTGGGCTATCTCGCCACGCAGCCGGGCCAGCACCTCCGGCGTCAGCTCAGCGAGGTTGCCATCGACCTGCTCGGGGGCTCCACGCCCGGCCACCGGCGGCACCACGCCGCAATAAGGGCATGCATCACGGAACCGCTCGTAGGCACCGGTGCAAGCCGGGCAAATGCGGATAGGTACCGTCGTCGGGCCAGCGCTACTGCTGCGGCGCTCGCGGCGGTCGAGGCTCCATATGCGCGGGGCATCTGGGAGGCCATGACGCAAGACGTTGCCGACGTGATCCAGTATGTATGCTGTTGTCTTGCCCTCGAGCGGGCGGATCGCGCGGCCAAACTGCTGCACGAACAGACCGTAACTCTGCGTCGGTCGGGCCATGCTGCAAACCTCGACGGATGGCAGGTCGAATCCTTCGCTAATCAGATCGCATGTGCATAACTGCTTGACATCGCCGCGTGCGAACATGGCCAGCAGCTTGTAGCGGATGTTGGCGGGTGTCTTGCCGGTGAGCACCTCGGCCGGCACCCCGACTGACCGGTACGCCGCAGCCAGTTCGGTGGCGCTCTCGATATCGACGGCGAACGTCACGCCCAGCTTGCCCGGGGTCACACGCAGGTAATGATCCACCACGTCGCCATGGATGCTGCTGCGATGGACCTCGGCCCGTAGCAGCTCCGGGCTGTAGTCACCACCGGCTGTCACCGGCACCGTCTCCAGATGCAGGTTGTTCGGTGGCGCGAAGATCCGGTACCCTGACAGGTACTTCCCGTCGATCAGCCAGCGCATGTCGGGCCCACTGACCATCGTGTCGATGACCCCGTCGGCGTGACGCCCGAGTCCCTTGTTATCAGCACGAATTGGGGTCGCAGTGACACCCAACCCCCGTGCGTTGGGGAACATCTCGACAGCCTTCCCCCAAGAGTTCTCGCGGACCAAATGATGTACTTCATCGCAGACCCACAGCCCCACGTTGCGGAACCATGCGTCGTTCGGGTCACGCCCGACCAGCGTCTGCACCGAGGCCACGGCGCACCGCGCGTTCGCATCGTAGTAGCTCACGCCGACCGTCATCATGTGGCACTGGACGACGTTCTTGACCAGCGTGCTGGGACCGATCACCCGGTGCCGTACGCCGTTGCGTGCCAGCGCCACCGACATCTGACTCACAAGCTCGGAGCGGTGCGCGATCGCCACGGTGGCGCAGGTGTGCTCGGCGATAATGTTAGAGAAGATTGCGGTCTTGCCACCACCGCACGGCAGCACCCCCAGTACGTTGCGTGCGCCAGCCTGCCACGCGGCATAGATGTCGGACTTGAGCTGCTGCTGGTAGTCGCGGAGTGTGAGGGTCATAGACGAGGGGTGGTGTAAAAGGCAATCGGACCGCACGCAAGCTCAGCATTGTCCAGCAGATTGCGCATGTAGCGGTTGAGGCGGTTCTGGTAGAAGCCGATCGGCATCCAGCGTGCGCGTGCGCGGCCTCGGATGAGTTTGATGCGCTTCGTCAGCTTCATGGCTTCAAGCACCCCACGCAGCGCGGGTCCGTGGGTCTGCGGTCATAGCGCCACTCGCGGCTTCCGGTGTCCTCATGCCAACTCACAGACACCACCCGTCGCATGTCGCCGGCAGCACCTGCCTCGACGAACGCGCCATCTTGCACCCAGTAACCATCCCTGCGCTTGGTGTTCCAGCACCCGTAGTGCGCCGTCACGAGGTCAGCTCCTGCACAATGGCATCGACAGCCTCAACGTCAGTGTCGTCATCCAGCACCACGAAGCCGTAGTCGTCTGACTTGTGCGTCATCCCCTGCAGTTCGGACTCATCGCACCAGCAGCCGTCAGGCCAGAAGTAAATTTTCATTTTGCATTCGCCTCATTCCAAAGTTTTTCTGCGCGCGCATTGACCTCCGCGAACGACTCGAAGTACGGGACCACCAGAGCCAGCGTCTCGCCGTGCGTCTTGCACTCCCCGCACAGAACGAGAAACACGTTGTCGCGGTACGTGGTGAAAACTTTATGTATCTGAAACTCGTTGCTACCACAGACGCGGCATGGGGTCATACCGGTGTCCCAGTCATCATCCGCGTGCGGTGCATGGTGCCCGAGCGCACCCACCACCGGTCGATCGGATGGCGCAGCTCAGGCATCGGTGCCGTATCGCACACGCCAAGCACGACCTTGATGGCGTACCCCTCGGCAGTATTCTCCGGGCAGTGATAACTTATTTCAGTGACTCGGAACATTTTATGCGGCTCCCCTATTGACAGTGCCGTCAGTATCCAATAATCTGAGCGCTCCTGTCAATAACCAAGGACCAAATATTATGTCACTAGAACAAGCACTGGCCGACAACACGGCCGCCCTGAAGGCGCTCACTGTGGCGCTGGCCTCCCCCCAGCCCACGGTGGCCCCGGTACCGCCAGCACCCCCTGTCCTCTCTACTGTGGTTGCACCTCCGCCTCCGACTGCCCACGTGGCACCTCCGGTTACTTCTCCCGAGCCGACGAACGTGTTCGCACAGGCTGCAGCAACCTCCGTGGCGCCGGCTACTCCTGTTGCACCCCCTATCGCAGCCCCTGTACCCAGCGGTAACGTCGACGCCAAGGGTCTTCCGTGGGATGGCCGCATCCACGCGTCCAGCAAGGCGCTGGTTGCCGACGGCAGCTGGCGCATGAAGCGCGGCGTGGATGATGCACTGGTGGCCACGGTCACCGCCGCGCTGCGCGCTGCAGCTGCTGCACCTGCTGGTGGCGGTCTGGCTGGCATGCCGTGGCCGTTCGCCACCAGTGCTGCCGACGTGCAGCCCCTGCCGGTGCCCCCGCCGCCCCCGGCCAACGCGTACGCCAGTCTGATGGCGCAGGTGTCACAGCGCATTGCGGCCGGCAGCATCACCGTGCAGCAGGTCACCGACGCGTGCGTGGCGCTGGGTGTGCCGAGCGTGGCTGAGTTGGCCACTCGTGTGGATCTGGTGCCGTTCGTGGCGCAGGCTCTCGGGGTGACGCTGTGAGCCTAGCAGAGCACGCCGTACTGGCGCCCAGCTCGGCGTACTGCTGGGTTGAGTGCGCCGGCAGTCGGGCGCTGCGGCAAGCGTATCCGGAGCGCGAGGATACCGAGGCTGCCATGGAAGGTACGGCGGCGCACTGGGTCTTCACCAAAATGTTCGACGCCAAGCGCACCGACGCGGTCAAGGTCGGTGACGTGGCCCCCAACGGTGTCGAGGTCACCGAGGAGATGCTCGAAGGCGCCGAGATGTTCTGCGACTACGTTGGAATGGATCACAACGGCCACGTCGAGAAGCGCGTCACCATGACAAAGTCGGTGCATGCGGCCAACTGGGGCACGCCGGACTTCTGGGGGATGCGCAACGGCATCCTGAGAATTGGCGACTATAAGTTCGGCCATCGGTATGTCGAGGAGTTCGAGAACTGGCAGATGATCGACTACACGGCCGGTGCGATCGAAGCGATCGGGCTGGACCTCAGCCATGATACCCAGATCGAGCTGACGATCGTGCAGCCGCGGCACTACGGGCGGGCAGGTCAGGTGCGTACTTGGACCACCAACATCCGCGAGATCCAGCCCTACATCCAGCGCCTGAGTGACGCCGCTCACAGCGCCATGCTGGACGGCGCACCGACGATGACGGGTGAGCACTGCCAGTTCTGCAGCGGGCGCCATGCGTGCGAAGCTGCACAGAAGGCAGCACTCAGCGTGCTGGAGATGGGTGGCAGCAGCGCCCCTCTGGAGTTGCCGGTGCCTGCAGCTGCGCGGGAGCTGGCGTCACTGCAGCGCGCGGCCAGTATCATGGATGCCCGCATCACCGGGCTGGTCGAGAGCCTGCTGTACGCCGGCCGCAGTGGCACGGTCATCCCGGGCTACGGCGTCGAGCGCGCGGAGGGTCGCCAGAAGTGGATCAAGCCCGTGGGTGAGGT